TAAAAGCCGCGTGTAGATTTGATCCCGCGGTTCTTTGCCAGGAACTGATCTTTTAATTCCCTTTGCACAATAGCCGCAAGGCGTTCGGACTCTCTGGAGCCCTCATAGTACCATGTTTCGATACCCTGCGCCGCCGGATCTGCTGCCGCATTAAGGTGAATTGAGATAAACAGATCGGCCTTTTCGTTATTCGCGATTTTGGTTCGAAACCCCAAAGGAATAAAAGTGTCAAGCTCACGTGTGAAAAATACATCATAACCGCGGGACGCCAGCTCACCGCCTAGCAGTGCCGCGATTTTCAGCGCAAGGGCCTTCTCAGTTACGCCCACATTGTGGTTAACTGCGCCGGGATCATACCCGCCGTGCCCTGGATCTATACAGATTTTCACTTTTTGCCCTCCTCGCTGTTCTCATTAATTGCCTTAATCGCACTTTTTATTTTAGCCGGGATCAGTCCGGTATACCCGAGCCGCCCCAGGTTCTCAAGAATTGACCCGGCCTCGTTTACGCAATAAGCCGCGATCGCCGCGTTGCGTAAAGTTCCACCGGTTCCTAGCACCTGATCTAAACCGTTACCGACACACACGACGGAAAAAATAACCGCCTTTTTGATAATACCCTTAAAACCTGTCGAACTGGACCATACGTGCGTTTTACACGCCGCGGCCACGCCGAGCAGATAATCCACAGCCACAAAGGCAAAAAGCCACTGAACCGCCACGTCAATGCCTCCAACCGCAAAGGCAACCGCACCGCCGACCGCCCCGCCGGCAAAAGCGATCGCGTTGTAACATTTCGGCAATAAGCTGTCCACTGTCTCAAGCATCCCGGTTACCTCCGGCGATTAGCCTATCAATAATCCCGGATGCGCTCGCCGCGCCGTAATCCCACACAATAGCGTCAAGTTCAGCAAGTGTAGTAGCCGCCTGAGCAAGTTTTTCCAAATAAGTGCCGTAAAACACAATTCTCTGTACTTCCTGCCGTAAAAGCCTTGCAAGTTCGATCAACTGATCATAGCTGAGCGGGTGCACCGTATTTGCTTTTGAGATCCACGGCTGGATGATGTCCTCAGGCTTAACGGTACCGCGGGAGATCTGATCCTGCCAGTCCAGAATCGTGCCGGAGATACGCAAAAGGGCCTTATCGTCATAAGCGAAAAGATCCTCTTCATACTCCAGGCCGCCGTTATTGAGCTGGTAATTTTTTGCGGCGTTGATCTCAGTGATTTTATCCGCTTTTGCCTCATCAAGGCTTTTTTGTGGAATTTCCATAATTTCAAATCTGCGACCTTCCTTGTCCGGCGTAATCTCTTTGATGTAGCAGTCGTTAGCATTGCACCACGCGGCAATCTCGGGATAGTCGTCGCCGTCGTGAAATATGTAACCTGGATAATACTTATCATCACTCATTTTTCTAGCCCCATGTTCCTATTGCTATATATACGAATGTTCCATCTGGGCTCCAGATGTTATTGACCGGATCCCACACGCGGAACGTCACACCTGTTGCAGAGCGTGCGAACACGCACGCAAAGGACCCCCCGGCCCCATTAGTTGTGCATATAGCAGAAACCGCCGGTGCACCGTTGAACGCGCGCAGAAATGTGATCGGATAGCTGTCGACACCGGCACCGTAAACAATTTGTACGCCGCCGCGGAAACGGACCCAGCCCTGCACCCCATAAGCGCCTTTCTCCTCGGTCTTGACCACACCGAACGAGTTAACTGTAGCCTCCGGAATGTTGATCGTAGAATTGTCGCCCTGGTTCACTGTGAATGAACCTACAGGTGTGCCGGAGGCCTGCACCGTAATTGTGCCGTCGCCGACGGCGGGCATATCGCTCATAAGTGCAAGTCTGCGCCAGTACGTCGCATCAGTCGGGTATTTGACGGCGGATCCCGGACCGTTCGCGGCAATGCACAAATAGAGCGAACCTTCATGCAGAACGAAATTGCCCGCAGTGTAGTCATACGTCGTCACATACGTGTACACGCCGCCCTGCATAGCATAATAGATGTACTCGCCCAAGTATTTGAATAACGCGTTAAAATCTCCGCGCTCCGGAGCAATACCACCTTGATCAAGCGGTAACTGTGTAACCGGTGGGAACAGTCCGCTGAACGACGCCCGGCCGGAACCCGACGGCGTAGTCGCTGGGATCGCGTTCACGTCTGCCGTGCTTCCCAGAGTCGCCGTCCACTTTTGCGGTTCGGTTGTAGCCATAAAAGCCTCCTATACAAAATTAAACATCAAGATCCTGCGGGCCGCCGTTAACAAACGGCGCCTGATTGAAAGGGTGTAGCCCGGAACCATTGAAGCCGAAAATAGGGCCCAGCGCATAGTAAATTTTTACCCCGACGCCTGTAGGGCTCCAACGCAGATTGAGGAACGCCTGCAGCGCCTGCGGATCGACGATCTCAGTTACGAGAACAGTCAAGACCATAGTATCGGTGTGTAAGACCCGCACGCCGCTGGATATGAGCTGGCCGCAGAAAAAATTAATGCTGTGCAGACTGGAGTTAGTCAGATTGAAAAGTGCTTTGACAAAAATATATTTGCGATATGTGTAGTCGTCCAGGATCACACTCTCACCAGCGGCATAAATTCGCCGTGCGGTTGCCACAATGCGGCCCCACACGTCAAGCCCCGCGCCGTCAGCGGTCCACGGGTCGATCATGTGCTCATACATCAACCCGATTGAGCTTTCAGGATTGAGAAGACTCCAGCAGGTAACTGTCAATGACTTAAGCCGCGGACTGCCCGCGTACTGGCTTTGTATCACCCGCAAAATATCAAAATCAGATGCGTCAAAAAAACCCGGTATGCTCATTTGCGCCTCCCTACTCGATCACAATGTCCGCCAGGCTTAAAACCGGATTTTCATCAATTTTGACGTATAGAGCGTCGGACCAGGCTCCGCCGGTTTTCGCGATATCAACATCGAGCAGATCGGTATATCCGGCATTTTGAACGCTGATCGCAAAACGCGGGGCGTAAATTGTATCACCCATCAGCGGTCTTGCCATAATTGACCCGTCAACCTCGGTAGGATCTTCGCCATAAAAATTATTGAAAACCGCCTGCCTGATAGCCGCAAGGTCATCCGCAGAAAAGCCCGCGGCGTCCGGGAACTTAAGCCGGATCGTTATATCCGCATCCGTCGGGCGCTGGAAGTGGATCGGCTCCTTGATCCCGGTTGTATCATCCTCAACCGTGTATGTCGTTGTTCCGTTTGTATCACATCCGGCCGAAACTGTCCGATACATAGCAGTAGCGATAGCACCGTCATTGCCCCCTAAAACGCACACGTAAACACTGTGCGGGCTTAGGGTCACGCCGTCAATCACCTTTGGCTGATTAGTTTTGTTTTCACGGACAACGCAGCCGATCACACCCTCAAGCTGCATCACGCGGGCGTACACGCTTGCAGCCGTACCGCGGGAGTTTAACGCCACGGAGGCATATCTGCGGAGCTCAAACTGCCCGCGGTTCTCTTCGAGCGTCCCGACGGTTGCAGCGTGCTCATTTGTGGCCGTATCCCAGCCCGCAACAACGGTCATTATGCGTGTTAGGGTTCCCGCCGCGGCGGAGATCAAACCTTCTGTTGTGCACCGGAAAACCCCCGATCCGGTACCGTCGGCGCCGATCGTAACCGCGGCAACATTCTGCCATATTGTGTCATCCGCGGAGCTCATAATCTGCGCATTCACCGGGATCACGGTGCCGGATAACCCGCGCACTGTAATTGTGGCGGTGCTCGGTGTGGCTGCTTTGCGGCTTAAAAAATAGATTTTTGCGATCGCATCCTGGAAGATCCCCTCATTTTTTGCCGGGTCAAACTGATTGCACAGATAAAGCAGCTCCGTGTCTTTTTCGGTTATCGCCGCCGTCTGGCTGTCAATAAGCTGGCCCGCCGGAGTCTCCGGATCGGTGTTCAGGTCTACCTGACCATCTTTGTGAAAAGCGGCCACCCAGTCCGCGGCAACAGCCGCACGGACCGTTTCCGTGTCATCAGCATAAAAGCCAGTAGCCGGATCAAAATGCAACATTTACGGCCTCCCCGTCCTCTGTGACGATCTCAAGATCGCCCATTAAAGTTCTATCAGTTAGCTGCTCACCTGTTACCGCAACGCCTCCATGCGCTAAAGTAACATCCAGCAGGTTTGCGCTCAGTACGCCGTCAACGCCTACGGCCGCACTCTCATACTCTGCACAGATCATGCGCTTATTGAGTTTACGTCCCAGGTCTAACGTAAAATGCGGAATGCCGCGATCGCGGAAATAATACGCATCATCAGTGAAAAGCCGCACAGCATTGGCAACATTCTGCGCTATGCCGTAAGCTCCGGCGGTATCAACGATCTGCCCGCCGTCGTCAAGAATTAGATCCCACTCATCCGGATCAAGCATCAGTGTGTGTCCTTTTGTATCTGCCATATGCCGCTCCTAGTTGCCATGAATGTGCCCGCCGGCGTTTATATTTCCCGTAACATTGAGATCGCCGGTCATGCTAACGATCGATGTGTCAATCGAAACGCCGCCGGAACTTGTTATCGATCCCACCTCCAGCGTGCCGGTGATTTTAACTTTTGGCGCGTCAATCGTTACATCCCCGGCGCTCTTAATTATGACCTCCGCGTCGGTCTCAATCGTTATTTTGCCCGGCGCCTTTATGTAGATTGTTTCGTCTTGCTCCAGCTGAATGTAGGTTGTCGGATCGTCAGTGTGCAAAGTTCCTACGATCACGCTGTCAGACTGGTCAAAAGTCCTGAATGATCCGGGGCGCTGCGGGCTGTCAGTCCCTCGATTGATCGTGCTTATGTCGCCTTTACAGCTTACGCATACCACGCGATCGCCCGGTACCGGATTGATTATAATCCCTACTTTTCCCGCCTGGAGCCGTGTGTGCGGCAAAGCCGGAACGCTCACCATCGGCAGTGCCTGGCCCTCGGCGTCGCTCTGTGCAGTCATAGGAGTAACATCTGCAGTCCCTGTCGGGCCGCTGCCTTCTGTGCTGCAGCCGTCAACCCTTCCTATCCACGCGGTCTCAACCTCGTTATTGAGATATTGCTCAATCGAGTATTGCAGCTCGTTAAAATCGCTCTCAGCGGTGCCGGGACGCTGTAAACCGCGCTTGTCGTTTTGATCAATGGCCATACTAGATAAATCTCCCGATTGCTCCGCTCATATGCGGATAAAATCCCGTGATCTTACTTTCCCATTTGCCCTGCCGCGGACTGTTCGCACTCAGATCATGGCTCAGCTTGATGATCCTCCAGGTTCCTGACGCCTTCGGGACCTCGGTCTCCAGCTTGAAAATACCGGCGAACCGTAAAGCCGGATTGAATACTGTCGTTACTTCTATACCGTTCTGTGTAACCGTCGGGTACTTAAGCAGTCCTGTGTCGCGGTTAATTAATATCGCATTGCCTGTGGTGTTCACCGCTCCGCCCGCGGGTATGAGAATTGCCCTGTTATCATCCAGGATAAGCTCCGCGCCTACCTGCTTAGCCGCCTTCATAGCCTGGTGGATCGGTGATCCGTTATACACAGAATTGCGCAGCTGTGCAGTAACCCCGCGAT